TACCGCTACATATTCCGCTTGTACGTCAACCGCGTTTCTTAGTTCCATGGCTAAATGCCCCTCGAAATTATTCTTCTACCCGGCGACGCTGCTGGCTTAGCCCCGGCCTTAGCTCCGAGAACGCTCTGGCGCCGCGCGTCCCAGTTCATCCGGGCCATTCCGGCGCGCATCGCCGCCGCATAGGCATAGACCTCGCAGTCTAACGCGTGGTTTTCGCCCGTGCTCTGCCATACATAATAAGGACGGCCCCGCTTGTAGCGGGTTAATCTTTTTTCGGCGGTCAATTGCTTATAGTAAGCCTCGTCCATGCCGCGCGGGAAATGGTAGTGACCCGGCCCCGCCGTGATTTTTAATCGGCTGTAGATCTGCTCTTTCGCCGTGTCAACGCCAATGGGCCACAACTGCACGCCGTTAAGTATTTTTTTACCCTGCCAACTTACATCTTGTAGCGACGGTTGGCCAATTAGCGCTTTTCCGGCGACCGACTGACCCTTGACGGCAATCACAGATTTGCCGTGATCGCGTACAAAATTATATACGCACTGCATTCTGTGTCCGCTATCAATAGCGGCGCACTCAATACGTAACGGGATGCCGTGCACGCTCTGCATCGGTAACGCTAACAACTCGGCCAGCTCGTCCCATACGTCGGCGGGATACGCGGAGGTGTCGCCGTAAATCGTGTGGAATCCCAAACGCCAAGATTCCTCACCCTCACCCCAACCCACTAACACGACAATAGCCCGGTCGTCCTGGATGTCGATACCGGCTGTAATCAACAGCGCGTCGGCGGGACATAGCATTTCCTGGTAGTCTTCTTCGCGTGACTGAAGCTCTATCCATTCAGGCTGCTCGCCCTTTTCTTCCCACGTCTCACCCAGCGAGGTATTAACCCACGCCTTTAGCGTGTCAGGCAAATCTTTTGCGTCAATAAATCCGGCGGCCATTTGGCCGAAAGTAACCCATGGTGACATCGGTTCATTAATATAAAAACCGGCTATACCTTTACTCTCACGACTCGCCCGCCATTCGCCCGCCAACAACATCGCGGCCTTGTCGGTATTGACAATCACCGCGGCGCAATGCTCGCACCGGTAATACGCATCGGCTGGTAAGTTTTCTGGCCACTGGATATTGGCCCACTTAAGAACTTGATAGCCTTTGCAGTGCGGACACGGTACCCAAAAGTAGCGCTTGTCGCTCGTGGCCATGCCCGCTTCGATTCTCGACTCCCCTTTGACGGTGGGTGTCGAGACGAATATTTTTTTGCGGTTCCAAAATGTGGTGGTGCGCTTCGATCCGAGCTTTATCGGGTCGCCTTCCGTGCCCGCCGACTTGGGATATTTGTCGATCTCGTCGCACAAAAATATTCGGATGGGACGCGACGCCAATCCGACTGGACTGTTCGCGCCGCAGATGGCAATGTGCCCACCCGGAAAACTTTTATTAAGAAGCGTGTTATTGCTGTCACGCGAGCGGGCATCTTTAACCCGGTTACGCAATGCTGGAGTGTCGCGCAGCATCGGCGCGAACCGCTCCTTACTCCAGGCCTCGCCCATCTCAAGCGTGGGTTGGATCAATAAAATTGGTGATGGATCGTGATGGATGAAAAATCCAATCACGTTGTTTATAAATTCAGACCCCCCCGTCTGCGCGGACTTTTGCAACCAAATTTCATGTATCAATGGATCGGACAGCGCGTCCATGATCCCGCGAAGATACGGCGCGCGATCAGTCCGCCACTGGCCCGGCTCGGCTGAGCTTTCTTGGCTTAGTTTTCTTTCTTTGTCTGCCCACTGGCTTACTGTTAACTTCGGTGGTGGCCTCCACGCCAACATCGCTCTCAGGACCGGCGAGGGGATTGATTGATGAAAGCTCATTCAGTACTTCGTATAGCAGCGATTGGATTACAGCTTGAATTTGCGCGAGCGACCCGGCGCCAATAACCAGCGGTGCGGCGCGTGTCGGTATGGATAGCAAACGTATTTTTGCCGTGGATACGATCCGCTCCCACCACTCCGCCGATTCGACAGCGCCAACCAGCTCGCCTTTCGCTTTCGATAGTTCGAGCTCTGACAATTCCGCTTTAGCTTTTAACCAGCGTGACCGTGATTCGCTTTCGCTTTCGCTTCCCGTGTGCTTTCCAAAAGCAAGTTCTTGAAGATACGTGATGTAGGCTTTTACTACCGCGACAAGGTTATATTTCCCTTTTTCCGCCTTGGGAATGATTCCCTCTTTTGCGAGTTGCTGTACCCGTCGCTCGGTTAAGTTTAGGAGCTTAGAAATAACATCAACTGAGTATAGATTCTCGGCCACGGCCTAGACCGCGCGGTCAGCTTGTACGGCGCTAAACAACGCGCCCGTTTGCTCAAGCACAGGCTGTCTACCGGTCAGCGCTGACCAGCGCAATAGGATGACATCGCAATACCCTGGATCAATCTCCATAAGACGGGCGCACATCCCTAGCCGGTCGGCCGCAATGAGTGTGCTACCGGATCCGCCGCAGGGATCCAACACGATGTCGCCCGACCGCGCGGAGTGTTTCAGCATTCGCTCTACCAGAGCAACCGGTTTCATCGTCGGATGGAGATCGGATCGACTGGGCATATTTTCGTGGATGATCGACGGCACAACTTCCTCAACCGTCGCGGCGCCGTCCACAACCATAACGCGATCACCCACACGGATCATGTAGCGGCCGTCGGGCATCTGCACAAAGGGCGATTGTTCGCCCAGGTCCATAACTGTTTTTTTCTTGCGGCCACCGTACCACCGGTGTTTCGATCCCGGCTTCCAGCCGTATAGGATGGGCTCGTGCATCCGCTGGTAATCCGAGCGGCCTAAGACTATGTTGTTTTTTTTCCAGATGATTACACCGGACAATTTAAAGCCAGCGTTTTTAAATGCCTGCGTGAAATTGTTTCGCTCAGTTTCACTGTGCGCCACGTATATTGCGGAGCCCGGCCGCATCACAACTATTAGGCTCTTGAAAACCGCAAACAGAAAATCATAAAACGATTTATCGTCGAGCGAGTCGTTTTGTATTTCTGATTGTTTTCTTTTTGAATTTCCGCCCGTCGACTTATCTGCGTAGTCGACATTATAGGGTGGGTCGGTCCAAACAATGTCCGCTAGTACACCCGCCATTAATGCCGCCATGTTTTGCGTGGCATCCCCGCACATCACGCGGTGAGGTCCCAAGATCCACACGTCACCAAGTCGTGAGGTGGAGACTTCAGGTACCGCTGGGGCCGTGTCAATTTCCGAATCGTCAGTAGTGCTGGCCAGTAGATCGTCGAGCTCTTCATCATCAAAGCCGGTCAGTGATAAATCAAAATCAAGCCCGCGCAAATCCTCGAGCTCGAGCGCCAACAACTCTGTATCCCATTCGGCCTCTTGGTGGGTCCGGTTGTCCGCCAGCCGGTACGCTTTTATTTTGGCGTCCGATAGATTCGTCGCGACATGGACGGGTACGGTTGTCATACCCAGCAACCGCGCTGCAGCCAATCGGGTGTGACCCACAATCACAACATGTGATTCGTCAACGACGATGGGTTGCCTAAAGCCAAATTCCTTAATAGAAGAGGCCACTTTAGCCACGGCCGCGCCATTCTTGCGGGGATTGCGCGCGTAAGGTATTACCTTATCAATATCGAGTGTTTCAATTTGCAACGAAACGAAATCCCTAATTTTTGTCTGTGACTAGCGGAAAGTCGGGGTCCGAATTACCCGCAGGCGATCAACCCTGGAAGGACCCGTGATTAAATGGCTGAAAGTAAACATAAAGCCACACCATCGCTATCGACTTAAGTTAAATGTTTTATCTAGCTGTGGCCACTGCTCGCGCTACAGCCGAGCGTAGCTCACGCAGGAACACGGCGCTTTGCTCACGCCCAGCAACAGCCTGGAACGCCAGTCGTGGCCTGTAGTGGGGCGTACGCACGGCAACGAGGTACGGTGAGATGCGGCGCCCCTTGCGCTCCCATAGCGCGGTAGTCCCACCGATCTCAGCCACGAAAAACTGGGAGGCATTGCGACGCTTAGACCGCTTACGACTCACCTTTGTGGCATTGGTCAGTGGGTCGAAATGCACGCCCACCTGGGCCAGCGCACGTTGTAATGGCCCACGCGACAGGTTGCCATACGCGTCCACCTTAGCTGCCCCGCCTGGCGCGAGATGCCCACGCCGTAGCAGCCGTTCTGCACGCTTTAGCTTCCGTTCGCCACCCCAAATCTGCGGCCCGATGTAGGTAGTAGCGGCTGTGCCCTTATCCGCGTAGCCCTTGAGCCAGACGGAAGCCTCGAGCTTGCGCTTGGTTGATGGCGCCATAAACAGAGAGTTGAGCGTAAATGGCGTGGGCCTGTCGAATACCCTACGCATCTCATCGTATTCAGCGCGCTTAACTGATTGCGCCGTTTTGTTTATAGCGAGTGATATTGCAAAAGGAATTTGTCGCTGCTGATTTTCGAGAGTGCGCAGCACATCGCGCACATTGCTATGAGCAATGATCGACACGCCTGCCATATTGGGATCTCGTTAAAGCCCCGGTCCAGGAAGCAAGACCGGGGCACGGACACAAGGAGAAAACAAACACTCAAGGTAAACGAACTCTTCACCCTGCCTACACTATCGCGGTTTTTGTGCGCACACAAGCCACATTGGATTTTGTGGATATTGCGCCCTGCAAAAAGTGGTGTGATCTGTCCATCATCAAATACAGATTACGATACGAGGTGCGATAGAGCCGCATCAGCGAGTGCGTTTGCATTCGGCCCACGTACCAGTCACAGACTAGATTACGGCTCCTATCTTCAAGACCCGCAATCAGCCGGTCCAACTCTTCGCTTAAGGGGTCTTCAGGATCGGCTCCAGATGGCCCATAGATGCCTCGCAACTCTGTAGCTATTGATGGGTACGACAACCGTATACCCGTGCCAGATCGCACCCACTCCCCCCACCTAATCAACCGACGATCAACAGCGGCAATCATCGCAAAACCCCCTGCAGATCCCAAACTTTGGCCACGACTTACCAAGTTTACATTCCACCACCGTCAAACCAAATACCACTCGTTTATGGGCGTTATTACAGGCAAGACAGCGTTTTTCCCTAACCTCTTCCTTGTAGATCTTCCTTTCAACCACTGTCAGGTTATTCCACATTACGCGACGCCTTCACACTTTCGACCACAGATATCCACCACAAAAACGCCTCGGCCGATAACACCTGCTCAGTAGTTGCGAGCAACACGCGGTAACCCGCTACAGTAGCGCGGGAGTACTTTTCACAGTCGTTTGTAATGCCCTTACCCCGGACGTGTGCGCCATTGGTCCAGACCCCACCCTGAATGTCCAGCACCACCCGTGACGCCAAATCGGCAAAATCAAACTGCCATTTGCGTACGGCATCAAATTTAAACTGTCGGATATAACTTAACTTAGCAGCGCGCAGATGTAATGCAAATGTTTCCTCGCCCACTGACAATTGAGGAAGTTTATTATTTATGCGCCGCTTCGCCATATCTGTAAATTCATTGCCCCGATTCACCACGAACAGTTAATCTTGAAAACCGCATAATCACCTTACAGCGTAAGCATGATTCAAGTTTATCTGGTCGTGCGTCCCACACTATTTTCAGTTTTCCACAACCATCGCAGACAAATGTAATCACAAATACAGTCCTAACCAATGCAGTTTGCTTTGGCGGTTCCCATCTCATGCGTCACCGCCTTAATTTCCATCGCCCACCTCCAGAAAATAATCACCGTGCATTAAAAATAATTTGCATGATTCGTATTCAAAGAAGACCTCCATCGCGCCATCAATAGTAGGCTTAGAAGTGCGGCCAATGTATTCGAGCATGCGTCCGTCTTTTGTTTTGTAAAGCTCGCCACAAAGAAAATCTACTTCTTCCGCCACTGCCCACACCATTTCGATTCTAATTTTTCAACGTTCTGTGGCATAAGTCTGCAATCACCGTAAGCCGGATTATATTTATCCTCTTCTTGAATCAAGAGCCAAAAACGGCAATTGCCGCAGGTCTCTACCGAACACATTTGTACTCGTCAGCCATTTTGTCTAAAAAAAGTTGACGCTCTACGTCGCCGTTTCGCGCGCAGTGAGCGCACGATATATCAAGGCCGGTTTCGCCTTGCAACCACCGCCGCGCATATCCGTCATGGTCCCAAGACGCTAAATCGTTTGTTTCGATCATATATCTTTCGTCCTTTTATTTACGCACGTTGAGCCGTCCAAATGCCACGCCCAGTTTTGGCGTTGCTGTTTTGTTTCTCGATCGTATTCGCGGTAACAGCGCGGGCAAAACAACATAGGTCTAATTGGGGACCTCCAACTCCCACCCTTGTAATCTATTGGCTTTCGGCCACAGCAGCGGCCATGAGCGTCAAGCCCGCTCATACCATGGCCTCAAGTCGTTCCCGCTGTCGGGCTTGTCTGCGGCGCGGGCTCTTACGATGCTAGGCCACATCCGGCGCACCAATCCAGGCATACCGCTTTTGTATTTGTGGTGACGATTAAGACGCATGATCGCCAACTCGAGGTCTGTACTCGTATCGCGAAACATTTTAAATGGCCGCCTATCGTCGGGCTTGTTGTCTCTCTCTCGCATGGCTTTATTCTTAATGTACATGTTCTGCACGTCGTCAAATGTAAGCGCCGCCTTATCTAAGGACTTAAAAGCGCCGCCTACATAAAATGGTGGCATTTCCGGACACCCTACCGAAGAGGACTTAATTACCGAAATTTTCAAGTCCGGCTTTCGTTCGTTTATTAGATCGCCGAAAATTTTATCAAAAGCTGTTGTTAAAGATTCTGTAAGTGGATCGGTTTCTTTTTTTTGTTCCTGCAGCTCGCCGATGATGTCGATTGGACATTCAAAGTCTAAAAAACGTCCGTCTACGCCGCGTAGATACCCATCCGAAAATATTAGGCTTGCCGGATTCGTTCCATTTTGATTAACTCGCATTAGGGTTACATCTCCCCCGTTTCGCATTTGGTACATTTTGCCGATTTGCCAATCATTTTTCATGTTTGCTGCTCCCATTCACCAAGTACATCATCCGCGTTATTGCCGGTATCGGTGCCGACAACGTGCCCGTTTTTATCGGTCTCGAAAACCCATCCGGCCGGATGTTGTGCGCATCGAACAAAACACAAGTTGCCGTTTTCTTTTTGCCGAAAGAATTGGACTTTTTCTTGTCCCGCAGTCCGGTAGTAATTCCCGTATTTGGCGTCCATCATATTTTCCCCATTGCGGCGATCGCAGCCCGACTAAGCGAGCGGTAGTTGTCCGGCCCAATCTGTCGTGCGAGCCGAAACTCATCGAGCAGGACCCGGAACTGTGGCACGGGTTCGCCGCGCCAGTACAGGCCATCTGATGCCGCTAGCAGGACAACCGCGCGGCCAAAATCGTCCAAGGCAATAAACGCTCTAAGCGTGGCTCTGAGTCGATCCGTGTAGGGGTCGACAATCCGCACACGGCCACCGTACCACCGCGTGCTAACGTGCTCCCCGGATTGTCGTGGCCCCTGCAGAGCCACCCAACGCCGCGCCGCCGCGTCAATACCATTGCCGTGCGTTAGCAACTGTGTGGGGACGTTTTTATGCGTACAGGCTTGCAGCTCCACCACGAGCGCATCGTGTGGAGTGTTGCGAGGCGCCTTAACCGCATATTCAGCCACATGCCCACAGCGACAGCGTTGGCCGTAAATTTCCTTTTCACACGCCGCGCATGTTTCCATCTTCGTTCCCATTTTCGTCTTCGGCTACTTCCGATTTTAACGCGCTCCGCATCGCAAATACAAAACTACCTGCGGCGCGACGTCGCACATCGCGATCACCGCTCGACAGTAACCGTGATCGATCGTTGATTGGGGGGGCTCGGTAGCACTCCGGCACGTAGTCGAGGCCGAAGTCGTTTTTGCCTATTTTCTTGCCACGGCAAGCCGCAGCAAACTCCGGTAACGTCGGTGGCCATTCCCCTTGCCAACCCATCAGTCCGCGTTGGATATCCGACGCCGTCATGCCAGCCAGGCCTTGTGACCATTCGCGCACCGCAAGCTTTTCGATGCCCTCCATCGCGCTAACCCACCGGTTCCCGTAGCGGGCCTGCATCCGTTTGAAAATCGCCGCTGTCCAGTGTTCGTTCAGCACGTTCGCGTTCGATGCTGGCTCTGGCGATTTCGTCAAGTGCGTCGCTATGCCGTTTTGCACGGCTCGTGCTGATTTGCCGATTGGATCCATTGCTCGCTCCCTGTTTGTTTGATCGACGTACCCAGTTTCGCCAGGTGGCGAACCAATCCACCTTGCATGCATCGGATCCCGACTTGGCGATCCAGTGATCGCGAAACACCTCCGCCTCTTCGTCGACAGTGGACGGAGACAGGCCAAAACGCACCGCCCAATCACGCCAATGGGCCGACAAGGTCCAGTCCAACGATAGCCGGGCTCCCCTTACACCTTTTTTTTTGGAGGTTCTTTCTTCAGAAATACCTGATATTTCAGCATGTATTATTTTGGAGTCGTCCGGTTTTTCAAAACCGGCGCAATCCATCTCTCTTACACCATCTGAAATATCAGTATTTTCTGAAGACAGGGAAAAACACGGCTCTCTCTCTCTCTTAGGTTCCATTGATGGTTCTATGATGGTTAGGGTCCGCCTGGCGGACGGGGTTAGTCCGCCAGGCGGACGGGGTAGGGTCCGCCTGGCGGACGGGGTCCGCGTAACGGACGGGGTCCGCGTAACGAACGGGGTCCGCCAGGTGGACGGGGTTAGGGCTAAATTCAATTCGTAAAGTGTGCTGACTCCGCCGCGTTTAACGTTGGAAGATTGGCCTAAACGACGTATATAATTTAACCTTTCTAGGTCGTTTATCGCATCAATAACCGCAGTCCTTCCGAGGTTAGTCTGGCCTTGGAGCGTGGGAATAGAAGGCCACGACTGGTAATCTTCATTGGCCCAATTCGCCATCGCCAGTAAAACGAATTTCTGGGTTGAAGATATTTCACTACCTTGCCCCCACGCCCAGTTAAGCGCCTCGATACTCATCGTGGTTTACGTCCTCTTTTTGACGGGGGTGGGGGTAGCGGATCCCCGAATATATCCGGGCGCAGATCGTATCTTGTAACAGCATTACGTGTTAGCGCCTCAATGGTAAGGCAGCGCTTTACCGGCACCTGCCTACTACCCTTGACCCACTGATTTACGGCCTGGGGGGTTATATCCAACATTTGAGCAAGCACTTGTTGCCCACCTAAAAGACTAGCGGCGCGAGACACCGCATTCATTGATATTGTACTCATGCCACCAATTAAGCACGCCGTTAAGCCATTGTCAATGCATACACTCATACCACGCAAATAGTATTAGCTATATCGTAAAGTAGTATTTAATTACAAAGGTTTTGTATCTCAAGGGTCGGCCCGTAAATATATCTGCATTGGCATTGACTCATGATAAAGCCTGTGCTTTACTCAATACGTCAGCAACGACGGAGGATCAACAAGTGGCCGAACTAACGAAAGAGCAGGGAAAATTATTGGAGGTGGTTGGGCACGCTGGCAATGTAGTCATCGCTAGCATTTTTCTGGATGATCAGGAAACTACAAAGCGTTGTCTTGAAAAATTGAAAGTGGCGGTAATCGACGCATTGATGGAGCTCAGGAAACCCCCGCGCTACTAAGCAAACAAGCGTCATAATTATTATTAACTGAACGGATAATAAAGGAGATCGAACATGATCACAAATGACCACTGCTCCGAGCGAGCTCGGCGGCTTCAGCTAGCTCGACTTAATGTTGCTCGACAAGCCGGACCCTGTCCGCGTAGAAGCCTAGCCGCGCGCGCAGCGGAACTTATCTACGGCCTCCTAGTTGTATTAACTTTCCTTTACGTCATCTGGGGTATAACGACGTGAAACTAGGGGGAGATTGCATGAATGAGCTAGATCACATCGGGACGCCCGAGCATGCGCAGATTGTTGTACAGAGAATCCTTTGCGCGGTGTTCCGACTGTGCATGGATGAGGATCTTGTAAAGGCCCAGGCGGATATAGATAAATTCAAGGAAAGAACCAATGACCCCCGAGCAAGCACACGCACTCGTTGAGGCGTTCGACGCGATACCTGACCACGAGAAGCACAGAGCAATAATGGGCCTTATCGCCAGATTGGCGAACCAGGGTGCAGCGCAGTTTTTCCTGACGGCCATGAACCGAATCGAACCGGAATGGGCTCAGGACTGCGCGGATCGTATGCAATGACCGACATCAGGATTGGATTATGGATCAATCAAAAATAAATCTGCTGAACGAGATTACAGATAAAACAGCTTCAATGATAAAAATTATTGATGGCTTCCCAATGGAACATAGGGTCACCGTTATAATAGCCCTGGCGCTTTCGTTAGGCCCTGATGATGCGCTGAAGGTGTGGGGACGTTTACCTGAAGCGGTGATGGAATATGAAGTCACAAGACTATGGCGCGAAAAGACTAACCATACAAAGATGTAGCCAATTAAATTAATCGAATTTTTAACCACAGGAGAAATGAAATGTTCAGACCCGATCTATTCATGCACGTTGTAAACACCTTACGTTATGGCGCGGCGAGTAACGAGCTATCTATAGCGCTTCATGAGTGCGTCCAAACGGCAAAGGAAACGGGCCGAACCGCGAAGTTAACCTTTGAAATATCCGTAAAACCGAACGGTCACAGCGGCCAATATGAGATTACAGACACGATGAAAACTAAACTGCCGAAGGTTGATCACGGTGTCACTCTGGTGTTTGGTACGCCTGAAGGAAATTTAACGCGCGAGGACCCCCATCAACAAACGCTGGCTTTGAAGCGTGTTGAGGATGTAATGCCGGACCAACCAAAACGGGTTGGCGAGTAACCGTAACTAGATAGCACAACTTAATTAAGTAAACGAAGACAAACAAATGACCGGTCGAAACTACTCATCCGAAACCACCACCGACATCGGCGCGGCTATTGATGCCGGGATTAACCTGGCTGATTCATTTTGGATATGCGAAACGCCCGCAGTAATGGTGCCAGAAGGCGCCCAAATAAAGACATACCCCGAGCTGACCGAAAAGCCCGGCCGCATACAACAGGAGGTAAAACTAACTACGCTGGCTAGTTTTTTAGCTTATTACACGGAGCACGATCTGGACACTACAGCCGTGTTTTGCAATGTCGATCAAGGGAAATTCACGGCGATTTTTGATTACCACGGCAGAGATGATCCAAAGTGGGGCAGTCATCGCGCTCTTTATACCTGCCCCCAAACAAAAGAGTGGGGGGCGTGGTCGGCGGGCAATAATAAGCATTTCAGCCAGGAAGAATTTTGCGAGTTCATCGAGCAGAACTTTGCCGATATACGCAATCCTACCGGCGCGCAAATGTTAGAGATTGCGGGGACAATTGCGGCAAAAAACGAGGTAACTTTTAGGCGCGCGTTGCGGTTGGATAACGGGCAAATACAGCTTAAATATGACAATTTGGTGACAGGCAGCGCGGGCGAACATGGTCAATTCGAGATCCCAGAAAAAATAATCTTAGGTATACGGGTGTTCAAAGACGGGGAGGCTTACGAGATTGACGCCCGTTTTCGTTATCGCCTGTCGGCGAACGGAAAAATCACGCTATGGTATGAAATGATTCGGCCCGATCGAGTTTATGAGGACGCCGTAAATAATGTGTACAAAGCCATAGTAGAGAAGATTGACAATACACGGATTTATCAAGGGTCCCCTTAAGAAGAGCGCATGGCTAGGCAGCGGCTGAGTAAGAAGACACGCGAAATTGTGCGTAACAAATACGCGGGGAAGTGCGCGTATTGCGGTGTGTTGCTAGGTGAGCGTTTCCAGGTTGATCACATCCATCCTGTGTTGCGGGGTGGGTGTGATCTGATTGAAAATCTTAACCCGGCTTGCGCACGCTGCAACAACTGGAAATTGTGGCACACAGTCGAGGAGTTCCGCGCGGAAATTAACATGCAGGTTACTCGAATGACGCGTGATAACGCGGGGTTACGTCTGGCGTTTGATTTTGATCAAGTTGAAAAAACGCTGTTGCCGGTGGTTTTTTGGTTCGAGAGGGTCACGCCGTGACAAGTCGAGTAGGCCCGAGACCTATCAATGACCCAGGTCTATTACGCGACGTAGTGTACGCCGAATGCCACGACGCCATCACTCGGCGCAACCCGAAAGCGCTCGATGACTTTAAAGAAGCGTACCGAAAAGCGGTCGGCGAATGTGATGCATGGTGGATCGCTCGCTTCCAGGACACCACCCACGACTGGCTGCAAACGTTTGACGTCTATTTGCCGAGCAAGCGCGGTCTAATCTCGATGCGCCGATGCACGAGCGGCCCATTGGCTCCACCTCGCAGAAAGAGAAACACGTAAGTGAATTAATAAGGATGGATTAATAATGAAATACGGGGGTGAGAGGTGGCCACGGTAACAATAACAATCCACGCAAATAGAGGCGTTCATACGGCTGATCGTGTGATCAATGAGGATTTATACGAGTTGGTTTTTAGGCCCATCGACATACCAAAGGGTGGTGACGCATTTACAAAATATCTGTGTACCGATGAGGCCGTCATCACCCGGACTCTTAAATCAAGGGACAAGTTAATAACAATCCTGTCGCAATCAATCGCGGAGGAACTTGCAAAAATGATGGGGGCTAACGACACCGTTAACGGGTACGCGGAGGGTGATAGATGATAGTTAAGAAGCTATTTATTAGGGGCGTAATAGCGGTTATCGACTGGACATTATTCGCGGCCCATTGCGTCGTTTTATCAACGATGTTCGTTGGCGTACTAAAGATGTTTTTCATGGCTTTCAAATGGGCGTGGGGGTTGGAATGAAATACGAAGTGTGGGTAGCGGGGCCGGATGACATTCATAATTTCCAGGATGAATTGACGGCGCTACGTTGCGCCAACGAAATAAACAAGTACTTTTTAAGTAGTGGGCATGCTTTCAAACCGAATGCGCCGCTGTGCGTGGCAATCGTGCGCGAAAAGAAAGACAGCAAAGATCAACGTAATGCCCAAGAAACGTAAATTACCGCATCCCAACTGCACATATGCTCTCGGTGATTGCAAGCCCGCGCGGAAAAAAGACCTGAATAAAAGAATGAGTGTACTGCAGCAACGGTTGGTAGATCTGGAAATCTTAGTACGCAAACAAAGAACAGGGAAAATAATATGAGCGATGAGCGGTCAAAAACAACGGTACCACTCGGAAGGGTTGCTCTGCGAAAAGAGGGGAGACTTTGGGTGGCCTATTATGCGCTGCCTGATACGATGGATGACGCCATTTTTATAGCCTCAATTAGAATGTCCGCTGTAGCAAACCACTCCGAAAGAAAGCGTATTTTTATTGATCTAGTCCAAGATTACGTCAAAGACATATTAGAAGAAACGCCTGGGGTCAAAGTGGAAATGTGGGGAGAAATTGAGGCGCCCACGCATGAGAAAACTGGCAACGCTTAATGGGGGGACGCCGGAAAATGGAGAATCTATCATGATCACGTTAACCATTCGAGAGATTAAAGATTTGGCGGAATTAAGCGGATTTTATCTGGTCCCCGACCACCAACCCACGGACACGGACATGGACACTGAAATCACTATTGATAAATGTCCGCCCGGAGGTCTCCTTGGAGATGAGGAGCCCATAACAAGGCACCATTACCGCATGATTGCGTATCTCACGGAGTGTAAAGATGAAGGCGCGCAGGGGCTTGGCGCCGCCCTTGCCGTGGATACTTCATATTTTGGCGTGTTGCCGCGCGCGGCCGGTATTTCTCCGGCGGTGCCAAACATACCGCCAGATGATGAGTTAATTAAGCATGTCGTGGAGCACGTCATTTCGCGGAAATCGCATATTCAGCCACGATGGGCCGCATTAATGGACGTGTTTGGACAGGGATCGTCCGCCGCGTACGCGCTGTGTAATCGGTTTGGGATTGATCCTGACGTATATGTGCCGTATGTGGAGTGTGAACGCTGCTTTGAGATGGATGAATGGAAGGATGATTATGAGTGGTGATCATGGAAAATACGGATGGCGCGGAATGAGAATGTGTAGCGAGTGCCAAAGGCCAATTGAAGGCAATGCGCTCAACGATCACGCCAATAAAATTATTGCGGACATCGAAACCTTGCCAATTCATTTTATGGTCAAGGAGACCGTTTCGTTGTAAGCGGCGTCCGCCGTAAGATCAACAACTTCGTTCCTGTAACTCCAAATGAAATTAAAGATTTAACCAGGATCTGGTTGCGTGTCGTTCCACCTAACCCGCTTGTAAAGGAGGTGGAACCTTCAAAAAATGAACGACATGAGACAGGCTTATGAAAGATGGGAACCCATTCGTCTAGCGTGGGGTTTAGCTGTGCCGGGAGGCAGAGCCACAA